CGATGACCTTGTGCGCTGCTTCCGGGATGAAGAAAGCAAAGGTGAAAAGTACATCAGTGCGGATATTGCACGCCTTGGAAAAGACCGTAGTGTAATATGCGTATGGCATGGATTGCATTTGATGGAGATACACGAGCTGCGCAAGCAACCAATAACAACAGTTGTTTCTACCATTCGCCAGTTGTGCGATAGGCATAGCATCAAATTATCTAACGTGATCTGTGATGAAGATGGAGTAGGTGGTGGTGTGGTAGATAGCCTGAAGTGCCGAGGCTTTCTCAATGGTGGGCGTGCGAAGCAAGCAGATAGATACACCAACCAAAAGGCTGAGTGCTATTTCAAGCTTGCCGAATTAATCGAGCAGAACAAAGTAATCTTCAAAGTGAATCAGTTCCGGGATGTGATAGTGCAGGAACTGGATATGATACGCCGTAGGCAACCTGAAGCCGATGGAAAGTTGGCTGTGATAAGCAAAGAGGAAATCGCACGCATGCATGGCAAGTCGCCCGATTACGCAGATGCTATTATGATGCGCATGTACTTCGAGTTATTCCCGAACTACGGCAGCTATTCGTGGGCGTGAGGTGGTTACAATCTGTAACCGATTGAAGCTAACAAACTGATTCTCAATTACACGTTTGTTAAAATTTGTTAAAATTGCATGTTGCCTATTGCGTGGGTAAAAAGTTACACTATCTTTGACCCATCAAACAACAACAAAAACACAAAGCCATGACAAACGAACAGATTTTAGCCGAGTTTCAAAAGATTGCTCAAAACGAATTAACTCAAGCTCGTACACAATATGAGGTTAGATTAGAGCAATTATCTACTGAAACTAAAGTAAAAAGAACAGCACCAAAATGGAATTTAAATACATCGGTAATAATTACAGATGTAACTCCAGAAGGATACGGAATCTAAAAAAAAATGAGGGGTGCGGCTCATCAACGCACATTAACTTTTAAAAATCAAAATTATGAAAGCAAGCAGAATCATTAAATACATCGTGTACACCGCAATCGTTTTAGCAATTCTTAACTATTGTCAAGAGTTAAATGATTGCCTTATGCGCTATTAATTTGTATCTTTCAATCCTAAATCAATAACAACATGAACAGTTTTCACAAAGACAATTTAGAAGCATTGCAGAAGTTTCAGCAAATGCTCAACGCAGCACCTGATAAGGACGGCATCGAAAAAACACCCGATGGTAAAGCAGTCACGCTGGTAGTTAGTCACGTAGAAACCACCTTAGACGAAATGTTTTTCGGGCATTGGCGCACTGAAAATTTCAAGTGGGAACGTATGGCTAACGAGGTAGTGGGTAGCCTTGACCTTGTGGTGATACATCCCATCACTGGATATGAATTAAGGCGTACAGGGGCGGCATCTGTCATCATTATGGTAGACAAAGTACCCAGTGCATTAGCAGCCGACCCCGTAGAACGCAATAGATGGGCATTGAACGCAGATAATAAAAAGCCTAACGCATTAGACCTTGCCTTCCCTAAACTCAAAACAGAGTGCCTTAAAAACGCTGCTGTGTCATTTGGTAAGTTGTTAGGTCGTGACCTTAACCGCAAGAACGCAGATGTGTACAAGCCATTCAAGTTAAAGGGTAGTCTGAACTCATCGAATAAGGATGTGCAATATTTGCACGAGCTTATCGAGAAAGCGCAAAGCCTTGACGATTTGGATATCATTCTTCAGGCATGCCCGCAGGAATTCTTTGCCGATATCGAAAAGTTAGCAAATGTTAAAAAGCAACAACTCAGCGGATTGTTGTAGTATCTTCGAACCATCAAATAACAAAACATAATGGAACAAACACTATTCAGAGCATCGCAGCTTGGTAAGCTAATGACCGATGCACGCACCAAATCAGGACTATCTGAAACCTGCAAAAGCGCACTGCTTGAAATCTACATCCAACAGAAGTACAAGCGTTACAAAGACATCAGCAACAAGTACATCGAGAAAGGTGTAGCGGTTGAGAATGACTCAATCGATATGTGGCGCAGGGAGCGCAAGCAAATCGTATTTAAGAACGAGCAGATGTTCACCAATGACTACATCAAAGGCACGCCTGATTTGCTTATCAAAGATGGTGGCGTTGTGGTGAACGTGCCGGATATTAAAAGCAGCTGGGATATCCACACCTTCATCGATGCAAAGGCTAACGAGTTGAGCAAAGACTACTACTGGCAAGGTCAAGCCTATATGTGGCTAACGGGCGCAACTACTGCAACGTTCTGCTTCGTGCTTGTGAACGCACCGCTGCAAATGATAGACGATGAGAAGTACCGTCTTGCACGCAGGATGAATCTTATTGATCCACAAGGCAACGAGGAATTCATTAAGAAGGCACAGCGCATTGAAAAGAATATGATATACGATATGCCTACCTTCCTTGCAGAAAACCCACACGCTAACCTTGAAAGCGACCTTGCGAATTGGGAATACGATATACCAGTGCAGGAACGCATCCACGAAAAGGTAGTGGAGTTTGATGAGGCAGCAATCGCAAAGCTTCAGGAGCGTGTACCAATGTGGCGTGAATACCTTAATACTTTAGCACTATGAGTAATAAAGTTTATGATTATCTATTTAAAAAATCCAAAAATAAAAAAGGGTTTATCTATTTATGCGAATGCAAAACAGGTTTTTTTTGGAGGAAAGCAAATGAAGATACATACCATCCGGAAATAGAATGGAAATATGGTAAGACCATTAATTTGCAAAATAGAATGAAGCTCTATGGTGAAAATTATACTCTACTACATAAATGGGAAGTAGATCATTTGTCTTTACGGGAAGAATTAATTAGAACCGATTGGAGTATAACTGAAGATAGAGAATCATTTGATAAAGATGGACGGGATGAACACGTAAGTTTTGATTGTTTTGATATTGTACAATACTACGCAACAGCCGAACTATCCATGCGATATGAACGAAATATTTTTGATGGCGAACAAATGGAATGGATTGTAGTAAAAGGTATAAAAGAAAAGCCACATTTTTTTACTACATCAGAACACGATGGAACTCTATTACTCAAAACAATTAGAATGTAATTTATGAAAGCAAAGGAAAAGGCATGGCAACTGTACTCGAACTATTTTGATATAGTCGAAGGTGAATCGCAGGAAGGGCAACTGGGTGCGGTGCATATCAAAGCTATCAACTGCGCACTCTATTGCGTAGATGAAGCCATAAGCAATGCGCCTACCGACATCATGCAGGACTTCGAAGGAACCGGGGAGTACTATTCGGTCAAAGCCTACTACCACCACGTTAAAAACGAAATACTTAAACTCAATGCACAAAAGAAAGTTACTACCGCTTGATGATCTACGGCAGGAACGTTTGGTTTTGCTCAACATGTTTACCAATTGCAAAACACGATACATGAAAGATAACCTGCGTCACAAAATCAAAGCAGTAAACAAAGACCTATTCACCATAACCAAAGACACAAAGTACTTATGACACAAGAGAAAAAAGAAACAGCAATCCGCAGACTGCATCTAACCCTTAAACGCAAGTTCAAAGGTCAAGCCATACGCATGACATGGGCTGAAATGGAAGGACTATTGAACGCAGTGCAAACGATTGAAATGAACCACATTCACAATGCCTATAATGATGGGTATAAAGATGGTGAAAGTGGATTACCTAACCGCACACAGATAGAACCATGAACGAACTAACACTATTGCAAAAGGCAATGCGCATAGTTGAGAAGCATGAGCCTGGTCTATTTGATGTTCACACACAAAGAGGACGAAACTTTATTCATGATATGCAAGAACTATTAAACGATGGAGAGAATGGACAAGGTTAAACGAGCACTCACGTTAATGGTGCAGCTGCAACAGCGTGACATGCCCGTGCATGTGATTGCCAAAGAACTGATGGTAACCGAACGCACAGCATATAGGTACTTGCGATTGTTCAAAGACATCGGAATACAAGTAGACCAAAACATATACGGTGCATACACCATCCAACCAACAACAATCAAAAAAAGAAAAGCCAAACGAAATGAAAGCAACACTAACCTTTGACCTTAGGGAAGACCAGCACGCATTTGATTGCGCTGTCAATGGTAACAAATACCATGATGTAATTTGGGAAATACAACAGCACCTGCGTAGCCTTGAGAAATACCAAGACCTTACTGCGGAACAATACGAGATAGTAGGTAAGATACGTGAATGGTTGGCAAGTGAGTTACTCGATGCCGGTATAGCAGATAAGTTTTGACACGCTACTTAATCCTTAGCAGCGGTCGCATCATTGCTGCACCTTGCGATAGCCATGCTTCCAAAGAAACCTACCCAGTGCCTCACCTTCAGCATCCACCTTCTCCTCACTCCACTCAGGTTGAATGTGATGAAGATACTCATGGATCAACACAATAAGGTAGCGCATAGGTGGTAGCGTAGGGTCAATCTCAATCACGTTATCGCAGTACAAACCATCCGCACGTTCTCTACCTAACTTGCGATGAATAACTTTTGGATGTGGCTTGCGTTTCATTGTGCTATATTTACATCGGTTTTGTGTTTCTAAACACCGTCTTTAAATTGTTTTTATGTTATTTGATTGATGAAAGGCCCTGCAACGGTGGGGCCTTTTTCATTTAACGTATCTTGCCATTGACGATGCGGTAGTTGTTCACCTCAAACTCACCCGTGTCCATCACCCGCACGTGTGCAAATCCGTGATGGTGTTTGTTGATGGGCATGTAATCGGGATGTAATTCGCATAGACACGCCACACTCCAGCACGTTGTTAGCTTGCCATTGATGTTTGGCTCAGTGTGTTCACTTGCCTGATGATGGTGACCGCACAATGCGCTGTCCTTTGCACGCAAGAACAAACCACGTGCGATGTTCACGGGACTAAATACGGATGCACCTAACTCATGCCCGTGTAAGATGGTCAACTTACCTGCGTGTATTATCTGCTTATCCGGGATGAACGTAATGTTTAACTCATCAAGCTTCATCAAACTTTCAAAGCTAAATTCATTCATACCCAAAAGGTCGGGTGCATTACGCATGATGTAGTGATCATAACGCACATCGTGGTTACCACACTTGTAATAGATGGCAGCATTCGGGAATAGCTTGCGTAGTGTTTGCAGGAACTGCCTTGTCATCAATACCTCATGCCCAAAGTTGCGCTTGCGTGGGTCTTTCTCGAAGCGACTGATAGCATAGAAGTCAATGATATCCCCATTGAGCAGGATAGTATTCACGTCATTCTCCAGTCCATACTTTAACGCCAGTGTCAATGCCTGAATGTTATGGTACGGCACGTGGATATCCGACAGCAACAAGATGTTGTTATGGTTTATCGGTAGCTTGAACGCTTTGTAGTGCGCTTCCTGCGATGGTGGCAGGTCAAGTGGATTGGATTCCGATGGTGCAAGCTCCTCGAGTATGCTGCTAAATCCGTTTAGCTTTGTTTCAAGGTGCTGAAGTTTACCCGGTGCTTGTGCAACCTGTTGCTGCACGATTGCTTTCTCAGGGTTATTCCTTTGCCTTTGCCGCCACGCAACGTACATACGTTGGAAACCTTTAAAGGTCAAGGTAATGTTGTGGCGTTGCATCGCTTGACGGATGCGCTCATTCAGTACACCTTCCTGATTTTGAATCTCAAGATATACGTGAAGGTATTTAGCTTTAGTCATGAGGCGGTTATTTGCCCCGCAAGTACCCTGTCAATTCTGCGAGGTTGTTCGATATCTGCATATTCTGAACAGCTATGGTGTCTATCTTGCTTTCAAGCTTATCGATAGCTTTGTTTTGTTCTTCTTTCATAGCGTTCAGTTTAGTATTGAATTCTTCTTTGGTATCCTTAATAGATTCAGCAAGCATAGTAACCTCCCTTTTGTGATATGATTCAACGGTCTTTAGTGATGCGCTAACCTTTACCACATCCCGTTTCAATGCGTAATACAAACCCGTGAGTGATATTGCACCACCGACTATGGTCACTAAATCTCTTGGTTGAAAGTCCATTTTATAACAGTGTAAAATATATAGTAGAAAAAGCAATGGCTGTGATTCCAATTGTTAGTGCTGTGTTGGAAAATATTAACCGTCTGTTGCGTTGCTTCAGCTGCTTTATCTCATCGTCTTTCTCAGCATCAATAGCCTTTTCAATAGCCTGCTTGTTGGCGTAGATTGCCTGCAATGTTTCATAACTATCTGCTTGAATGCCCGTTATCTTGGAGTAGTAACCCACCTTTAGCTTCTCAAGTTGGTATAGGCTGTCTATTTCCAAGGCAGTACCATACCAGTACATCATGCTATTGTAGTTGAGATTGAAAAGTTGTAGATCGTAGGTTGTAAGTTCGGGTGTAAAATCCTGCTTTAAGTAGGCTGTCCGACTTTTTGAGCGTTGTGCGGAACTGCTTAGAGGCAGCAGCATTATCAGAATTAAGAATGTTGAAAGTTTCATTGCGATAGTATTGGTTGGTTATTTCTTGTTGCTGTATGATGGTATCACCTTTCACATTGAGTGAATCAATCTTCATAAATAGCGTATCTGTTTTTTGCGTGTTGCGCTCAATGACTTTGTATAGCGAATCATTGATGCTTTGCAAGCGGTCGATAGCCGGGTTTGGTTTATCCTTGCATCCCTTGAACAGCGTAATGATGCACACACCTACAACAGCAATGATTGCAAAGTAGATTACTATTCTTCTCAGTTCGTTTTTTTCCATCGTGTAATATGTAAGTTCTTAG